CAGAAGTGCCGGTGTATTTGCTCATGGTTGTGGTGGGTCTTTCGGTTTGTCTTTAAGGCCGTTGCCTGCGAGAACTCCTAGAAGCCCCCCTGTGAGTGTGGCCAACATTGGTGATAACACGGCCCACGCAGATTTATCATTCTCTGAGACATCCAGCGGTTGTGTCACAAATAGCAATCCGAAGAGCAGAGCCAAGATGGAAACAAGGAATGCAAGTGTCAATCCAATAGCAACGATGAAGATAAGGCGTGCTTTGATTTCTTCGTTGCTTAGTCTGTTTTGGGGTTTCATACGCATTTGCCTCCTGTGCCATAGCGCGGTGTTGCGGTTGTTGGGGTGATTGTTTCGATGACTCCGCGCAATGCTTTGTTCTTTGTTGGTGGGCAATTTAAGCGTTCACGGTCTGCGCAGGAGGTCAGCGACCCCAAAAACACCAATAGAATCAGGCTATTTCGCATTATCGGTAACCATATAAAACTACTGAGCCGTCAATGTTTGTTCCGCCTGCGGTGGTTAATTCAAAACCGTTCAATTGTGTAGTGACAGCATTTCTTGCTGAAATGGTGACCGCGTCATGGTCTGTTGCTGTGAATTGAAATGTGCCCGTCATGTTGATGTTGGTGTATGAAGCGGCCTGAGGGCTGAAAAAGTCAATGATGTAGTTTGATTGGTAAGTGACAGCAACTGCGCCAAACAAAGCGTATTGGTCTCCTCGGGTGCTTGCTGTAAGCGTTCCAGCGCTGTACCTGACCCCATATTGAATTGAGTACAAGTTGTCTGTTTGGGCAGTTGTGCCAACCAAAGTGCGCAAATAAAGAGCCGAAGTAGCAGCACCTTTGATACGAACAATTGCTCGGTAGTTGGTATAACTTGATGTAAATACCGAAGCAATTTGAGCAAGTGTTGAACCGCTAAAGTTGGTCGTGCTGATGTAGTTCAGCCCCGTGTTGGTTTGAAGCGTGGACATTTGTGAGGCCGTTAATATTTGGCCGGATGTGAAGGTCTGTTCTGCCATGTTTTTGTTTCCTTTCTAGAAACTTAAAAGATTGTTATCGAGCGTTCCAAAGATTGCATTGTCAAGTGTGAGGTACTGATTTCCATCTGTGCTTTCAAATGTAAATGAGACTATGTGTGAACCAGGTGTGATGTTATGGCTGACCCCAGAGACAATCAAGGTTTGTGTTTCGGTTGCTGGGGTGCCAGTCACAAAGTTCTTAACCACTGTGCAGATGCTGGTCAGGTCAAGGCCAAGCACAATGTTCTGGTTGGCACTAGATAGCGCCGCCATTTGCGTAGATAAGCCTGTAAATCTAAGCACTGGGTTCTGATACTTGCCCAGCAAATAGTTACCGAGACCAGCGACTTCGGTTGTAGTGCTGTTCAACAAATCAAGCAAGGCGTATTGCTGTGCCTGATACAGGGCAATGCTGTTGGCACTGCTGGTGGTTTGTTTGCTCCCAGCAGGGCTCTGGGTCACTATGTAATTGTAAAGAAGCTCATCGCCATACTGATTGATAAGAGTCTGATATGGCAGACCAGTGCCATCAGTGTTGAAGGTAGCCCCAGCGACTGGGTTGAGAACACTAGACCTGCCCTTAAAGGTGAGGGTGCCAGCTGCGCTCATGAAGAGGTAGCCCTGCTCACTTGTGTTGACCTGTTGTAGATAGTTCAGCACATTGGTGTCTTGGCTGATGGCATACGCTCCCAAAGTAGAAGAGCCTGTATCTATGGCTCGAGCGCCTTGGTAGTTAATCTCTGAGTAACTGAGCACCGTGTTGATTCGTGTGCCTGAAGCTTCAACAGCTGGTGTGACAGCATTGAGGGCTTGGTTGGCGAGCACTGTGAACTGATCAGAGCACGAGGCATACATCATGTCTTCGTTGCTGATGTCGTAATCGAGGTTCCAGTCAGTGACTAGACCAGTGTAGATAGGCACACCGTTGGCGAGTACCTGCACAGGGCAGCGAGGGAGTACGAATGGATAGTAAGGGCTTGATGTGTTGCTGGGGTTCAAGATTTGGCTGGAGTTATCAAAGGCAATTGTGGCAGTGCCGGCATTGAACTGGTCTAGCTGTCGTGAACGCCCACGAGTGATATTGACGGATTCAACAATGCTGGTTAGGTCAACCATGGTGACACCACCGAGCGTTCCCCTGCCAGCGGTGTCAAGCACGCCGTAGAAGGCATCATTCAGGAGGAATGGAGTACCGAAGCCTGTGGTGCTTTGGAAGCCCACCATGACCTGCATAGTTGGTGTGCTCATGCGGCTGCAAACACCTGACCGCTACGCCTTTGGGCTCGTTGAATACTCTCAATGATTAACTGCCCCATCTGATCTGGGGTGCTCACAAGGCCAGCCTGAACAGTGATGTTCATGCCTCCGCCCATACTGCCCATTCGGTCAAGAGGGATTACAGCCTCAGGGCCGCGCTCCCCAATAAGAGCCAGGGTGGGCGAGCTAACGATGCCTCCGTTTGCCAGCATAGGGATGTCTGGAACCTCGAAGCCGTTGCCTCCGATACCTGGCACCCAGTCTGGAATCTTGAACTTGAGTTTGCCGATTGTGTTGTTCCACAGCTTGCCAATGGCGTTAAAGATGCCTTTATAGACTCCCATCACAAAAGTCAAGTATCCAGTGATGGCATCCATGCCGCCCTTGATGCCTGTCTTGATGGCATCAAATACTGCGTCAACAATGTCTCGGAAAGCATCAAACTTCTTGTAGGCGATGACTAGGCCTACGACTAAGGCAGCGATGGCTAAAGCGAAGAGCACTACTGGGTTAGCGGCCATGACAACATTGAAGGCTGTTTGGATGCCCGTGAAAACTGTGGTGGCCACGCCCCAAGCGGTGATGGCTGCGTTAGCGATAACTACGGCAGCTGCGATACCACCGATTGCTCCAGCCACGACTAAGAACACTGTGGTGTTGTCCTGAGCCCATTGACCCATTGTCTGAAGCACTGGCAGGGCCGCCTCAATGACTGGCAAAAGTGCAGCCCCTATGGTCTCTTTGGTTTCGGCTAGGCCAACCGAGAGCCGCTTGAATTGTCCTTCAGCAGTGCCGGCAGCTGTGCTTGCCTGGTCCATGAAGGTGCCAGACAGTGCGGCCATCATCTCATCTGCTGACGCGCCATCTTTTTCCATTTGCTTTAGCTCAGGTGACAGTTTGCCTAGAGCAGTAGTGGAACCAGCTGCAGCCTTTGCAAGTGCTTCGGTAACCGTGTTCAGATTTTTGCCTGTACCAGCCGAGACATCCATTGCCAAAGAAGCGAGCTCTTGAGCTTTGGTGACATCATGGGTCTGGGTCACAAGTCGAGCGAGCGCAGGCCTCAACTCATCATCCGAAACTCCCAGCAATTTACCTTGGGTACTAATCCAGCTTTCATTAGCTGTGATCTGTGCATCAGTAGCGCCAGTGGTGTTGCGAAGAGTTAGGGCCAGTTTCTGCTGTGCAGCATCATCCTCGATAGCGCCTTTGGCGGCATCACCAAGAGCGACAGCCAAACCTGCTAAGGCAAGCCCTGCTGGGACTGCTGCCTTCTTGATTGCGAACTGGGCCTTCTGTCCACTGGTCTCCAGCTGCTTAAATTGCGCTACGGCTTTTGAGATTCCAGAACCGTCAAATTCCGAGATGATTGGGATGTTGATAGCCATTACTTCATGCCTTCATTTACGGTAGCGATTACGCGCAACACTAGCGCTCTCAGCTCAGCCTGTATGGAAGGCAGGGCTTGCTCTGCTGATGGCCACAGAATGCGATTGGTGCGCGCTGACAGGTTTTCAGATAGCAAGGTTGCCTTGCCACGACCAGCAACTTCGAGCACTACTGCACCAGGGTCTGACTGGGTGACATAAATGACATTGGCATCGTTGCGGCGAGTAGAGAACTTGACCTTTAGACCTTTGACAGCTTTGGCTTTGGTATAGGGAAAGAGTTTCTTGTTGCCCTGTGTCCAGTTGCGATTCATTCCAGACAATGGGGCATCTGGGTATCGAGATGCAGCAAGAGTAATAAGCGGTTGCGCTATTTGTTTAGCGTCAGCGTTGAACTGTTTGCGCAGGTCTTTGTCAATCTTGCTCAAAGCTTTGATGGCCTCTTTAGCGCCCACAATTTCAACGGATGCCGTAGCTGTCACTTGCGCCTCGATTTGTTAATCACATCAATGACTGTGTTCATGTCTTGCATTTCGAATGGTATTTGTGGAGGCCACCACCCAGTCTCAACCAGCAGTTCTGCTAGAGATCGTGAGTAGGTGCCTCGCTGGTGGGGTTTGTGGGTTCATCCGTTACCACTTCAATATTGACCAGGCGCTTCACATAGTCATCAAAGACTGCCGGCACTGAAATGCCGTGTACTTTGCAAGCTTCAAATGCCATGAATGCCAAGTCCTCGAGACCTACGCCAGAGGCAAGGTTGGAGGCTTTTTGTTTGAACTTTCGTTCCCAGGCAATGATGACATATAGGTTTGTTTTGACTTCGTATGTGGTTTGGTCTGTTGTGACTTTGAGCGTGAGTTGCATGATGTGATTTCTTGTTTATGGTGCGGTGATGTCGCGTACCCAGGTGCCGCCAGTAAAGGAAGCCTCTACGGTAGCGAGCTCGCCCACTGTGGAGTTGATTGGCGTGAAGGATGCCAGCATGCAGTTGGTGATCACATACTCAGGGTTGGTAGCTGATTCGGTTGCACCAGATGGTGAGATAGTCAGGACTGTCGTGCCAGTGCCTACGCATGATGCAAGGATTGCTTCTACTTCGGTAGCGCCGTAGCTGAGGAAGAATGTGATGCTCACTTCCACTGATTGAAGGCCTCCAACGAAGCGGTGACCTGTGTCCCCGAAGGCAGTTGACTCAAGGCTGTCCTGGCCAATGGTGATGACACAAGCGTTTGCCTGATCGGATAAATCCGTGGTTGTAGCACCTTGGGTGATTCCGATAGTTGCGTTGGATAGGAATGTTGTTGTTGCCATTGGTGGCTCCTTTTTCTAGTTGCGCCGTACTGCTACGGCAACGGTCATGTCATAGCAAGGAAGCATCTGTTCGCCGTATGAAGCGAGAGATGGCCTTCCATCCACTATGGCGATTGGTGAGTTCATAATTGTGTCAACGGTTGTCATGAGATAGTCACCGCTGTCTTGGTTGCCTGGTGGCCCAGCAAGCACACGAATCACAAGCCTGATGTCTCCGACATTGTAAGTGAAGGCATCAAGCGTGGGTAGCTCAATCATTACTGATAGAGGGCGAGCGTTGCGAGGGTCAGTGACAGGCTTGAGGCCCAGAGCTGTGAGTGCAGTCTTAGTTGCATTTACTGCTTCGTAGAGAATGCCCGTTGCAGCCATTACGCAACCTGAGGTCTGCCACAGCCCAGGAGCTGCATAATCTGTCCGAGGGACATGGTGGGGGAGCCCATGCCCATTGAATCGAATGAGGCATAACCATCCACAGCGCCACGCGAGCGGTATTGCATTGCGGCATACATTACTGTGCCCAATTTCGATGCACCGTCAGGAGCGCTCGAGAGGCTGTCTGTATAGCCTGCCTCCCTACGCTTGCGGAATGCCCAACTGTTGGCCGCAGAAACGCATACAGCTATGAATGCGGTGTCATTGGCGGTAGCCACCTCGATGCCAAGCCAGCTGGTCACATCGGCTGATGTAATCCAACTTGGGCTGGGGCTGAAAGTGACTGTGCCAGTAGCTACTGAGCGTGTGTAGTCAGTGCCGGTATTCTTGTAGATGAACTGGTTGGGGATGATGACCTGATAATCAAAGAGAAGGTCACCCTCTTCAGATACGCCTGTGAACTCATAAGGCTCGGTGGAGATGACAGTCTGAGTGCCACTGAAGCCATGATCAGCTCCTGCCACCACCACCGAATCTTGAGGTTGTATGTCCGTATCTACAAAAGTCTGCAAGACGGCATAGTTGTCTAACCGCGTATGAAATGCGAGGTTGAATACAGCCATGGTCTTGCAGTCTTTCTAGTTCGTCTTTATCAGACGAATGCAGCCTTGATGCTGAGTGTTGGGTCAATGAGCTTCGATGCCCAATACCCTCTGAATGCAATTTGGCGCGAAAGCTGAGAAGGCTGTTCAACGCTGATTGCGCCCTTAGGGGTTTCCCAGTTCTCGAGGGCACGAGGGTCAAGGATGGTCATGCCAGCTGATGTGAGGTTGCGGTCAACCACTACGCGAAGACCGAAGGCAAATGCGCCTGTGGTGCTCGCTGCGTTGAGTGAACCGTAAGCGTTCATTGGGCCTACCTGTGGGAAGAGTGGGCGGTCAGCTGTATCGCTGAGGCTGCCCATTAACTTCCACACATTTGGAGACACAGCCAGGATTGATGGCAGGTTGCCATTTGAGCCTGTGAGGATGTCTGCAGCTGCGGTGTACATCCACTCAACCCAGTATGCAGGGTCTGCGATTGATGCGTTTGCAAAGTTGTTGCTGTTGGTTGTACCAGTCTGCAATTCAGAGCAAGCGAGCAAGTCCGTACGATCAGCATAGACACGAGCCATGTCATCGAGAAGAGCGCCAAGTACTTCTGGTTGAGACCAGTCAAGCGAAGCTTCTGAGATTTCTACATAGCCACCTTGGATTGTCTTGGTGATTTGTACATCGTTGATTTCAAACTGTGATGCTGTGATGGTTGTGTTCTGTGTGGCAGTGCCCACGCTGTTGTGGACTGAGACCACAGGTCTGATGAAGATGGCACCACCCTGGGGCATTGCGCGTACTGATGTGGCATCCACAAGAGGCCTTGAACCTACAAACGAGTTGAAGATAGGAGCCACGATTGGGGTCGGGATGACTCCAGGAATATCGCTGGTAACCACATCTGGCGCGGCAGCGCGGATGTTGTCATTCATTTGTGCCCAGTCATGGCCACCGCGAATGAAGGTTGCGATGTACTCAGATGCTGACGGGAGCTTGAACTCACGCTTTGCATTTGCATAGATGGGGGTAGTTGGGATGATTGAAGCCTCGACCTCAACCGCTGGGTTTTCTTGTGTTGCCACTTCTGGTTCCTCCTCGGAATCTGTTGGGGTGGGTTCGGTTGCATCTTCAGGTTCTGATGCAGCGATTTCTGTGATTACAGCATCCTTAAATGCTGGTTGAGCAACCAGGCTAATCTCGATTAGATCAGCTTGGGATACGACCATTACGCCGCTCTTGTCGTACTTAAACTTTACGGGGACAGCACCAACGCTAACCGAGTCGTACGCGCCTGCTTTTACGAGTTCGATTGCGTCAGCTGCTGCGCCCGTTTTTGCGAAGGTGGCGGTGAATCCTAATCCTTCGGGCATGTCAGCAAGAGATGACACGACACCGCGCAAGGCTGACATGTCGTGATTTTCTAGCAGTTTGGGGGCTTTCATGTTGAGGTCAAAAGCGCCTCGAGCGAATGAGACCTTGGTGCCATCCATTACCGTTGCCGATACTGGGGCCCAGGGCACTGCAATGCCGGTGATGGTTTTGGGGGCATCATCTCCTGCTGAAGCGTCAAGAGTGATTGGGACATTTACGAAGTGAATCATGTGGGGCTTTCTACTGGCATATCTACTACTGGTTCAACCATGACATCTTGCAGCGATTCCTCAGCTAAGTAGCCTTCGACATCAAATTCAACGAATCGATTTCTTGGCAACACATTAGAGGCTGAAAGTGTTTGCTGTATGCATTCCAGAAATGGCTTCGCTCCGTAGAGATAAAGCTGACGATTGCTGTCTTGCACATTGGTATATGTGAGACCAGAACCTTCTTGAGGTGCCGATACGAGGTATGCAGGAATGTTTGCAACACGCGCCATCTCAAGCGATTGATACTTGCGTTGCTCAGCTACAACTTCGGCAGGTGAAACCGAGAATTCTTTGAACTCAACATAATCGTTGAGGGCACCTATTGCGTTTTGTCTGCGCATTTGTGACCATGCAGCTGCAATCTCGCTCAGGCTGTCGGAGTCCAGAGTCTCGCCGCCCTTCTGTTGCAAATAGCCAGGGACAGTTTCAAGGGTGGCATATCGGTCTGCTGCAATGTCTAGGTGTGTTGCAATCGATAGTGCGCGAGCACCTTGGTAGAGCAGACCTTGGATTGGTGAGAGGAACTGGATGACATCATTGGTGTCTCCGATTTCAACGCCGTTGAATTGGATTACATCTGAGGGCCCGAACCACTGGGGGCCTGTCTGGTTCGGTGTCGTGCACATCGCGGCTGGTAACCAAGTAAAGCTCGCTGGCAGGCCTGTGGAATAGCGTGAGGTAACGAAGGCGAAGGCGCGGCCATGGAAGAAGAGATCACTAAAGATATTTGAGTAGAAGAAGTTGCGTGTCACCTTTGGGTCTGGCTGTTCCATCCAAGGCTCAAGCGGTAGATAGATTTCTTCGTAGCGTTCGCCTGTCCACTGTTTGGAGTAGTGCCGGAATTCAAGGCAGCCAACCATTGAGGCGAGCAGGTCTTTAGATCGTGAGACTGTCGGGTTTTGCAGGGCTCGCTGTTCGGCAGCTCCAGTGGAATATGCCAGGAAGTCATTGATCTGTGCAGCGCCAGCACCAGCGGCAGCCTTTACGGGAACATCAGATATCTGAGCAGTCGTAACTTTCGGAGTGAAGAATCCCACGCGCGGAGTCTCGCACAAACAAGTTGCAAATGCAACTACCTTGCTGAGCCCATCATTGCTTTGCCAGATTGACCTGGGCGAGACACCAAAGATGCAGCTGCCACAAGACACCGTGCGCACTCAATCGGCCCTGGAGACTTTTGCGAGCTGAGCACGACTGCACCATTGGCCTTAACAAGGGTCGCTCTGTTGACATGCTCTGCCAGCATTTCCTCGCCAGTGTGCAGGAGCCTGCCTTCAGTGATCATTGATTTGACTAGGCCCGTGTACTTAATCATTTCTGCATAGCCCCAAAGGGAGCGGCGGCGAATCAGTGGCTCTGGGGTGTGCAGGTCAAGTGTCGGGGTGATGGCAAGCCTGAGCTTTGGGTTGTCTTCCATTAGGCGCTCGATATGTCGCCACATTTGGCGGTTCGTTTCACAGGTGAACGCAACGCTGGCCACAATGTCACCGTCACTGTTGAGGCCGCAATGAATCCCCACATACTTTGAGTCATCCACAGAGCTGTCCACAGCCAATACTGAATTGCCACCTTCTATGGCGAGATTTGTGGTAAGGCGCTTGGCCCATTCGCCAGGGTTTATCCAGGAGTTGGCTGCGGCAACCCATAAATTGCAATGGGCTCTTAGGTACTGGGAACGATCAGGTGCGGCAGCTGCACTCTCAAGCCCTTTCATGGTGATAGTCCTACCAAGGCTGGGGTTCGCGTATCCCCAATACTGAGGGTCATCTGGTGACACGCCAGTGGGAAGGCTCCATTCGGCCATGAACAGATCAGAGCGAATGCCGGAATCAATGACACCCAGCGCTTGCTCCCTCAACTTCAAGAACGCTCGAGATGATTCATCACCAGCTGTGGATACCAGAAATGCCAGCGGTGATGGCACAGCAATCTGTGAAGGTTTTAGGGCACCGAAGTAGGTTGCCTCACTAATTGCCCAGAGCTCATCAACGATAAGTATGTCCCATGTTCCACCATGCTTTTTTCCTGTGGCGCTATTGACTTTGTAAACCGAGCCATCAACCATTTTGACCTGGTGCCTGCCGTATGCCCAGGTGACCTTGGCCAGATCAGAC